TTTTCGATTTGGTTAACAATGTAAAGGATGGCAATCATGATGGCTAAAAAAGCCCAAGGGTTGAGGTCTGTTTGTTTTTTCATTGTGGTTGGTTTTATGGGTTATTAATTTGAAACAATTTTGAAATCTGGGTATTTCATGTATGATTTTAGTGATCCGTAACTTCTACGGCTGCCAAACATACAATACCAACTTTTTTCATCAACCTTGAAAACAATGTGAATGACTTTGAAATTGCTTTTGTTGGTAAACTCAATAATGTCACCAGCTTTGAGGTTTGGAGCAACTTCGGATTTTGTTAATTCTTTTCTCATTTTGTTGGTTTTAATGGTTGCCATCAATCCCGATGGCAGAACAAATATACAAAACATTTCCACAAAACCAAAAATATTTTGCATTTTTTCATAAATTTGTGGGATGGAAACAATCAAACCAAAGCGAGGACGGACAAAACTGCCTGAAAATCAACGCAAAAAGTTGGTTTCAGCATATTTAACAGACGAGGAAAAAAATTTGATATTGGCCGAATTTGGCAGTTTGACAAATGCCGTGAGAGATATTTTGATCCCCCTGATCCTTAAAAAACGAATCATTGGATATTATTCTACCGATCGGGACTGAAAGCCGTTGGCAAGACAATGAGTTGCGTTATGCCCTCAGATCAATCGAAAAGAATCTGAGCGGTTACGGCAAGGTTTTCATTGTGGGGTGGTTGCCCAAATGGGTCACCAATGTCATCCACATAAGAAAAGAGGACCGGGCTGGCAAAAAGCAATTCAGCATTTATTCAAAGGTGGCCGAGGCATTTAGACACCCGGAATGTTCTGACAAGGCAATAATGTGGAACGATGACCATTTCCTGATGGGCAAAATGGATGTGGCAGACTTCCGGTACTGGTACGATGGCACCATTGACGAATGGGGGCAAAAGGCAATTGGAAACTACAAACGAGCATTGCAAAACACGGCTGAACTAAGTGGACTCAATCGGTTTTATACCGATATACACACCCCAATTGTTTATCAGCGGGCCAAATACTTGGAATTGGAGGGATTGGATTGGTCAAAGGAGTATGTGATCAAAACGGCCTACACAATGAATGAGGTCGGCAACTTTGAGTTTTTAGCCGATTTGAAGGTGAATAAGCCGATGCCATACGAACAATGGGTTGGCAAGATTAATGGCCGCAAATGGCTTTCTATTGGCCCATACGGGGTTTGTAACGGCCTGACCCAATTATTGCGTGAGCATTTTCCCACCCCATCAAAATACGAAATATGAAACAAACAGCAGTAGAATGGCTATTCGATTGGATGGGTAGAAACCAATACTTTATTGGTAATGATTTACTCAAAGCATTTGAACAAGCCAAAGCAATGGAGAAAGAGCAAATAAAGGATGCTTGGATTGCAACAGATAATGAATTGCAAAGATTAGCAGCAGAACAATACTACAACGAAACATATAACAAATGAGGATTGTCATAACTTGCCCAAATGTCAATTCAATACATGGTGGCATCCGTGTCATTTTAGAATGGGCAAACTGCTTGCATGATTTAGGGCATCACGTTACCATTTTCGACCAAGCCAAGCGAAGGGCCTGTAAATGGTTTCCCGTAAAAGTGCCGATTGCAAATAACTCCTATGTGTTCACCAGATGTGATTGCCTTATTGTGACCAGCCCACACGGGGTGGAGTATTTTGACAAACCGATTGCCAAAAAATTTGGGTTTGTGCAAATGATGGAACACCATTTCCGACCGGACAACCGCAAATGGGCCGAAATGTGTGCCAAGTTTTACCAAACACCATTCCCGATGTTTTCCATAAGCCATTGGAATATTGAGGAAATGACCACAAAATGGGGCCGCACTGGGCCAACCCACTACATCGGCAATGGAATCAATTTGCATCAATTCCCAATTGTGGAACAACCAAAAGATTACAAAACCATTTTGATTGAATCCCCTCAGACTTCAAACCCATCCAAAGACCCTGATTTGGTTACCTTAAAGGTGGCCAAGCGGTTAAAGGCAGACGGCTACAAAATTATTGGCTACGGGGCGAATCCGCTGACCATAATGACGGAAGCAGTTGACGAATACTATGTCAAACCCGAATTGGGTCGGTTGAATAATCTTTACCAACGGGCCACAATCTTATTGAAGGCAACAAAGATGGATGCCCGATCAACCAGCCCGATTGAGGCAATGACCAAGGGGACGGTGACGGTTAGGGCTATTGAAATGGGGGATGATGACCTGACTATGGAAAACTCCTACCGGTGCTTATACAATGAGCAAATGCTATATGACGAGGCAAAAATTGCACTATCTTCCCATAAATTAACGGATCAAAAGGCCAAAATTTGCCTTATATATGCTCAACAGAACACTTGGGACAAATGGATCAATAAAATCAATCAAATCATAACACAATGAAAATCTTAATTGTTGCACTCGAATATTTAGAGCCGGAATGGGAACAAACATTCGCAGACATTCAAGCCAGCGGAATCAGTTACGAAATCGTGAGCCGGGACGGGGTGGGTAATATGTCAAGGGCCTTCAATACAATCCTGATGGACCCAACTTGGCAAGTTGACTACCTTTGGTTCGTTACCAATATCCGATTTGATGCGGATGTCCCATTCAAATTGGCCCAAACCTTAGAACGGACAGGATGGGCCGGAATACACCCGGCAATGCCGACGAGTGATCACCACACCCACCATTTGCACCCAATAGGGGTTGAAAAAGAGGCACCATACATTGAATGGACTGCCCCAATGGTTCGGGCCGATGTGTTTGCTGACAATCCGTTGGACGAAATGTTACCATATTACTACATGGATTTGGACTGGTCCTACCGGGTACGGGAACAAGGATTGAAGGTAGGGGTGGATCACGGCTGCCAAATTCGTCATATTTACCTCAGAAATGCGGAGAATGAGCATCCTATTCAACGCATCCGGAAGCAATTGAGGGCATATTGGACACCAATAAGCCAAAACCACATGACCCAAAAGTGGGGTAAAGGATGGGAAAAGAAACTTTGGCCTAAATGACAAAGGGGTTAATTTATAGCGACCAACAAACCCTATTTGGCAAAAAGGATGTCATTGGGTATGGTGATGCGGCATTTTACATAAAAGAAATAGACCGAACAAAGGCAAATGAAATAATTATTGCCAATCACTATTCAAAAAAGGTATTCAATAACTCATATATTCATTTAGGTTGTTTTATAGGCAATGAACTACTTGGAATTTTGCAATTCGGCCATTTGTTGAACAATTTATCTGTTGGCAATTTAGTTGAAGGCACAAAACCCGGTGAGGCCTTAGAATTGAATCGGATGTGGTTTTCTGATTTAGCGGAAAGAAATTCAGAAAGTAAGGCATTGAGTTATTCAATAAAATATATCAGGACAAAATATAGAGAGATAAAATGGATTCAAAGTTTTGCAGATCAAAGATGCGGAGGTTTTGGCATCGTATATCAGGCGGCTAATTTTGATTATTATGGTGAACATACTTCCGATTTTTATGAAATAAATGGTGAGATTTTCCATAAAATAATGCTCACAAACAATGGCAAATCCGCATCAAATAGCATAAAGGCAAAAAAAGTGAAAGAACAAAAGGATCAGGCTATAAAACACACATACAGACAATTTAGGTACATTTACTGGATAGATACAAAAGCTAAAAAAAACGTATTGTTGAAACGACAACCATACCCAAAACACTATAAACAATGACAACAAAAGAACTACACGGAATCTACCACGAATTGAACTTTTGGAAGGGGTTTGTGCAAAGCACACGATTTTCGGATGGGTGGGTTTCCCGTAAGAAAACCCCCGAACTCAACCAATTTGTGGCCGACTTTATCAAAAGTGTTCCACATGAAACAGTGTTGGACATTGGCAGTGGGGTTGTGTCAATTCTGAATGGATGGGTCAATGTGATTGCCGCCGACCCACTTGGTGACCTTTACAAATTGGTTTTTGATTACCCAAAACACAAATTGACGGCACCAATCCCGTGTCCGGCTGAGGAGTTAGAGTTTAAGGCAGAGTTTGACATTGTGCATTGTTCAAATGCCATTGATCACACCCAAAACCCCATTTTGGCATATTCCAAAATGATGGATGCGGTCAAACCCGGTGGGTATCTAATCATTCAAGGCTTTGAAAACGAGGGGACATTTGAGAACTGGGAGGGCTTTCACCAAAACGATATTTCAGTTGAAGCCAACACCCTTTGCCTAAAAAACCAAACAGGTAGCATTTCAGTCATTGACACCAAGCCAACACATTTGGAGTTTGTTGAAGCAAATGGCAAAAGGTGGTATATTTGGATAAAACAAAAGTCATGATATTCTGCATTGACATAGACGGATGCCTGACTGATGGCAAAATTTGGGTGGACCACAATGGAAACATCTCAAAGGGGTTCAACAACCGGGACTTGGCCGGAATCCGTGAACTAATCGCACACGGTCACGAAGTCCATTTGGTAACGGCATCCAGTTGGCCGGGGGCTGAATCGTATCTGAAAAGGTCGGGGGCAACTTTGCAGATATTCAGAAACAAGGAGGAAATCCCATTTCGTTATGACATAGCCGTAGGTGACTCGGCTTGGGATATTCCGATGCTCCGAAAGGCAAAAATCATGCTTTGCCCTTACAATTCGCAGTCGGAAGTCAAACTAATGGCTGACATGAATATCCTAAATACAAAAGGCGGTGATGGGATAATGGAAGAGATTGTGGAAATATTTATTTGATAAAGTCTAAAATTTTTAGTATATTTATGTCCGTTGAGGTGTAGTATATCCGCACCTTTTTACCTTTATGCCATACAAATCCAAAGCACAGGCCGCTTACTTTAACATCCACAAAAAGGAATTGGAAAAGAAAGGGGTCAATGTTGCTGAATGGAATAAAGCCAGCAAAGGCAAGAAAATGGTGTCATCGGTAAAGAAAACCAAAAAGAGATAAAATGCCAGCGGGCAGACCCATCAAATACACGGCAGCAGAACTACAAACAAAGGTCAACGAATACTTTGAGGTTGAACCAAAGCCAACCATTGCTGGATTGGCCGTTCACGTTGGAGTTGAACGTAAAACTCTTTACAATTACAAAGAACAGGACGAATTATTACACATTGTAAAAGAGGCCATTGCAAGGATCGAGTCAAACTACGAACGCCGACTGATCTATGAAAACAATCCAACCGGGGTGATTTTTGCGTTGAAAAATATGGGTTGGAGGGACAAGGTTGAACAGGATGTCCGTGTTGAGGGGGGTGTGCAGTTGGTTTTCACCGATGCAACCCCTAACGATGCGGAAGGTTGAAATAAAGAAAACCAAGGTATTTAATCAGAATCGTAAAGCCTACGATTCGAGCAAATATCGGGTGTTGGCGAACCAAGGGTCAACCCGATCAGGGAAAACCTATTCGATTAGTCAACTTTTAGCTCTTTACATAGCAAATAACGAGAAGGTCACAATTTCGGTGGTGTCCCCATCCCTTCCCCACTTGAAACGGGGTGCAAGACGGGACATATTGGAGATTTTGGACAAGGCTGGGTTGTATTCAGACGAGGCATTCAATAAGACCGACAACATTTACAATTTTCCCAATGGCTCCTAT